GGTTCGCTTGCGTGAACCAGTAGTTACTACTGTTTCTGGAACTACATACTCAGCACTTATTGGTAAGTACATTAACGATACTAAGCGTCAAGTGGCTGATGCTTATGATTGGGATGCCTTTAACCAAGCAGTGACTATTACTACTGCCACTGGTCAAGTTGGTGAGTATGCACTAACAAATGCTGGTACACGTTTTAAAACAATGGATGTTATTAACACCACACGTTACTATCAGTTGACTCCATTGCCTCACGACCAACACGATATTCTGTATTACACAGTTCCTACACCAATCCAAAATCTTCCAATGTATTACACAGTTCAAGGTGTCAATACTGATGGTGATTTAAAGGTTAAGTTCTGGCCTGTTCCTGATGGTGTGTACAACATTCGATTCAGTTTGATTGTTCCTGAAACTGATTTTGTAAATGATTCAGATACAACGCTGTTGGCAAAAGAGCCAATAGTTTTGGGTGCTTATGCTAGGGCGCTTGTTGAACGTGGCGAGGATGGCGGTTTAATGAGTTCTGAAGCCTATCTATTGTTCAAATCATGTATGTCTGATTTGATTTCTTTAGAGTTGGCTCGCTCCCCTGAAAACGATGCTTTTGTGGCGGTGTAATGGCTGAACAAATAACGATTAGTAGCATCTCAGCCCCCGGCTTTTATGGGCTGAATACACAGGACTCGCCTCTTGATTTAGCGGCGGGTTTTGCTTCTATTGCTACTAATTGTGTGATTGACCAGTATGGTCGTGTTGGCTCTCGCAAGGGATGGTCTAAGGTCAATTCATCTAGCGGAAACCTTGGTGCAAATGACATTGGAGTTATGCACGAATTGGTGCAACTTGATGGCACTTTGACAACTCTGTTTGCTGGAAACAATAAGCTATTCAAACTTGATGGTAGCAATGCAGTTGTAGAGTTGACCTATGGGGGTGGCGGTACTGCTCCTACCATTACAGCTAACAACTGGCATTGTGCATCTCTCAATGGAATAACTTATTTCTTCCAGCAAGGATATGACCCACTGATTTATGACCCTGCTGTTAGCACTACAACCTATCGTAGGGTTAGCGAGAAGACTGGCTACACAGGTACTGTCCCTGTAGCAAATATAGCAATATCTGCTTTTGGTAGATTGTGGGTAGCTGTAACTTCATCTAATAACTCTACTATCACGTTCTCAGACCTCTTGGCAGGTCATAACTGGACTGGTGGTACGTCAGGCACTTTAGATGTCTCTAGGGTATGGCCTAATGGCTCAGATCAGATCATGGGCTTGGCTGCTCATAATGGCTTCTTCTTTGTCTTTGGTAAGCGTCAAATATTAATCTATTCTGGCGCGACGACACCATCAACAATGACATTGAGCGATACAGTCAGTGAAATTGGCTGTCTATCACGAGACTCAATTGCTACTACAGGTACAGACATTGTTTTCTTGTCAAACAGTGGTGTTCGTAGTTTGTTGCGTACTATTCAGGAAAAATCAGCACCTTTGCGTGATTTGTCTAAGAATGTCCGCAATGATTTTATGACCAACGTGGCATCTGAAACACAATCAAATATTAAGGCAGTGTATTCAGAATCCAATGGTTTTTATTTGTTGAACTTGCCTATTACTAAGCAAGTCTATGTGTTTGATGCCAAGGCTCAGTTGCAAGATGGTGCAGCTAGAGTAACAGTTTGGGACAACATTGAACCTACCTGCTTCCTGTCTAAACGCAATGGTGATTTGCTGATTGGCAAAAATGGTTATGTTGGTAAGTATGGAACTTACCTTGACGACACTGCCACTTACCGATTTCAATATTTCACCAACTATTCTGATTTGGGCGACATAAGTGTCACATCAATTGTCAAGAAGATTTCTGTTGTTGTCATTGGTGGTTCTAACCAAGGTTTCATCATTAAATGGTCTTATGACTTCTCAGGACAATATTACTCAACAACTTTGAATATTCCTACAAGCACAGTTGCTGAGTATGGGATTGCTGAGTATGGAAGTAATGCAACAACTGTTGCCTATTATTCTGCTGGCATTCAGTTAAGTACATTAGTTGGTCAAGCATCAGGATTTGGTAAGGTTGTTCAGACTGGTTATGAGGTGGGTATAAATGGTTCGCCTATTAGCATTCAGAAGATTGAGATTCAATCCAAAAACGGAAAAATGGTTTAAGGAAACATCATGGCAAATTACACAAAGACCACTAACTTTGCAGCTAAAGACTCATTAGCCTCTGGCAATGCTTCTAAGATTGTTAAGGGTACTGAGATTGATACAGAGTTTACAAACATTGCTACTGCCATTGCAACTAAAGCAAATGGTACTTTTACAAACTTCTCGTTTGTAGAGACAAGCAATGTCTTGTACATCTATAACTCATCTACTGCTGTTGCCAAGATAGATGCTTCAGGCAATTTTACTGTGTTGGGCAATGTGATTGCCAACGGAACTATTTAAGGGGTAATATATGAAAGCATCAAAAATTATATTGGCAGACGCTCAAAAAAGGGGCGTAGATGGAAACAAGGCTCTAGCTTTAATAAGCAATGCTGTTAAGCAGAAAAAAGCTGTTTTGATGCAAGAAAATAACTCAGTTTTATTTCTTACCAAGATAAGTGATGATGCTTCAGAGGTTCATTTGTTTACGCAAGATGGAATAATGACGCTTGCTAGATCACTGAGTGCTTTTGTAAAAAGAGGTATGGCTCTTGGCATTAAAACAATTTATGGAAAAGCTGACAACCCACAAATTATTGAACTACTTAAAAAAGTTGGGTTAAATGTTGTTGACTCCGATTTACCACAATATAACTGGAAGGCTGACTTATGAGATTCAATGATCGTAACTATGCCTTGTTAGGCATTCCAGACTTACCTATTAATGCCTTTAAGCATATTGGTGATAGAAAAATTAAACCTCAAGGCGGCGTTGCATCTGTTATTGATTCTGTCACCGGTGCTATTGATGATGTTGTTGGAGGCGTATCTGATGCCTTAGCTGGCGTTGATGATGCTGTAAATGACACAATAGGTTGGCCTGCTGTAGTGGCAATTGCTGGTGGCGTTGGCTATGGGTTAGATGCACTTGGGTCTGCTGCTGCAACAACTACTGGCGCTACTACCGCTGATATAGCAGCTTCAAATGCTTTAGCTGCCGCTAATACTGCTGCTGGTCTTACTCCTGCTGCTGTTGAGGCTGCTGCTGCTGGCACAGGATTATTAAGTAGTGCGGCAGGTGCAGGTGCTAACTTTATGAGTCCAGAACTTATATCTACTGCTGGTGGTGCAACTACAGGTGCAACGATAGCAAGTCAAATTGCAGCACAAGGCGCAACACCTAGTTTGTTGCAACAAGCCGCTAGTTTCTTAAATGTTAAACCAGAAACATTGGCTTCATTTGCACCTTCAGCCATTCAAGGTTTATTGAGTGCTGGTGGCTCATATCTTCAAAGCCAAGCTGCTTCCGATGCAGCAACAACTCAAGCACAAGCCCAAGTTCGTGCGGCACAGATTGCGGCTGATGCGGCTCGTTTTAGACCTGTTGGAGTCACCACTCGATTTGGTTCATCAAACTTCAAAACAGATGCGGCTGGTAATGTTATTGAGGCTGGCTATACGCCTAGTGCTGAAATCACTGGTTACCAAAACCAACTGTCTAAGTTAGCTGCACAGGGAATGACTGATATACAAGGCGCTAGAGCAGCCTATCAGCCCTTAACTGGTGCTGCACAGAGCTTGTTTAATCTTGGTCAAGGATACCTTGCTAAATCTCCTGACCAAGTTGCGGCAGACTACATATCTAAACAACAGGCTTTGCTTGCGCCTAGCCAAGAAAATCAACTTGCATTGTTGCAAAACAAATTGTTCCAACAAGGTCGAGGTGGTGCGGCTACTGCACAAGGTGGTAATCTGATGGCTACAAGTCCTGAACTTGCGGCTTACTACAACTCATTGGCTCAAAGTAACTTGCAACTTGCGGCAAATGCAGATCAAGAAGCAAGAAACCGCATAACGTATGGTGCTGGATTGTTTGATACTGGCGCTAATTTGCAAGGTAAATACTACACTGGTCAAACAGCGGCTTATTCACCATTTGCAACTGCAATGGATACATCATCAGGTCTTGAGAGATTAGCTCAACAGCCTTTGGATTTAAGCACTGCTATTGGTCAAAAGGTCAGTACGTCTAATGCTAATGTTGGTCAAATAACTGGTCAGGGCATTTTGAATGCAGCAAACACAATGGCTCCAGCAAATGCTTATTCAGGCACTGGTAATCTGTTAACTGGTGCAGCAAGCAGTCCTAATGTAACTGGGTTGTTAAACAATGCGTTTGGTGTAACGCCAACTCAACCATCAATTACACAACAACAATTGATTGACATATTGCTGGGCAATAAAAAATCAGTTTTTGCAACTTAAGGGGAAAAGACAATGGCATCAGAAATAGCAGGGTTGTTTACTACTCCTGAGCAGTACCAACAGAATCAGTTAGCACAGTTTCAAAATCGTGCTGCTCAAGAAGTACAACTTAATCCGTTTCAACAAGCTGCTTTAGGTGCTAGAACTGCTGGCTACCAACTTGGTAACGCAGTTGGTGGTGCTTTAGGCGGTCAAGACCCACAGTTGCAGTTAATTTCTCGTAGACAGGCATTGGCAAGTCAGTTAGATCAGACTGACCCTGCTTCATTTATGAGGGTTGCTCAGTTGGCGGCTCAATCTGGTGACCCACAGTTTGCTATGTCAATTGCTGATGCTGGTAGACAAATGCAAGCTAGTATGGCTACTGCAAGAAAGACAACTGCTGAAGCACAAAAAGCAGAATTGTCTTTGGCACAAGAAACACAATTACGAGATGAGTTATCTAAGTTGCCTCCTAGTGCATCAGAGGCAGATGTTTTATCTATTGTTACTAAATATGGTTCGCCAGACAAAGTATTGGCTACATTACAAGCATCTACTGATAAAGCCTCTCAACGTGATCTGTTGGTATCTCAACAATCTGAAAGACTTGCACAACAAGCCAGCCTTGCTAAAGACAAACTTGAAGCTCAAGCTGAACAAGCTCGTAAGGACAATGAAGCAAAATTAGAAAGAGCAAGAGAGAATAATGCTTCTAAGGCAGAGTTAGCAAGAATCACCGCAGAAGGTCGTCAAGCACAAAATGCCATCATGAATTCAATCCGTGAATCATCATTGCAATTGAAACAAGATCAGGCTAATGAAAAGAAGCAAGCCGCTGAAAGACAACAGCAAGGTATTGTTGCATCCTTTGATTCTGCATTAGACACATTAAATACCATTGCTAATCATCCCGGAAAGAAAGCGGCGGTTGGATTTGGTGGCGCACAATTGTCAATGATTCCCGGAACGGATGCGGCAGGTTTTGCGGCTCAATTGGAAACATTCAAGGCGCAAACATTCTTACCACAAGTTCAAGCTCTTAAAGGCATGGGTGCTTTGTCTGATGCTGAAGGTAAAAAACTTACCGCAGCAGTTGGTGCATTGACTCAATCAATGAAACAATCAGAATTTGATTCACAAGTTGAAAAGATCAAGCGTGACTTAGAAGCTGCTCGTTCAAGAGTTAGTTCATCTATGCGAGGTAATTTAAATATGCCTCAAGCATCAGCACCTACGCCAAGAGGAAATGTAATTAAATTCAGCGATTTACCTTAAGGAATAAAAATGGATATTGAACTTCCAAACGGAACAATAATTCAAGGTATTCCAGAAGGAACGCCTAAGTCTGTTGTTATGGAAAAAGCCATCAAAGGTGGTTTTGCAAAGCCTGAAGATTTTGGCATTCAACAACAATCTGTATCTGCGCCATCAAATAGTTTTTTAATGGGTATGAAAGAACCTATTAGCGGTGCTGCTCAGTTATTGCCAAAAGGTCTTGAATTCATTACTTCTGCTGGCGGTTTAGCGCCTAATCCTGTAAGTCAATTCTTTGGCTCAGAATCAGAGCGTGTAAGAGCAATGAATGCCGCTGAAGAACAAGCATATCAACAACAACGACAAGCTCAAGGAGATACTGGGTTTGATGTTGGAAGACTTGTTGGTAATGTTGTAAGTCCTGCCAATCTTGTTGCTGGAGTTCGTGCAGCACAAGGTGCTCGTGCATTAGGCGCTGGTATTGGTACACAAGCAGCAGTGTCTGGCGCTGTTCAAGGTGCTATGCAACCTGTAAATGAACCTAACGCATTTGTTGAAGAAAAAGCAACTCAAATTGGTGTTGGCGCTGTTGGAGGGAAAGTAGGCGAAGCTCTTGCTTCTGCAACAGGTAAAGTCTTAAATCCTATTGCATCTAAAGCCGAACAAACAATGCGTGATCTTGGTATCACTCCGACTCCGGGTCAGACACTTGGAGGTATGTATAAAAAGGCAGAAGATTTTGCTCAAAACTTGCCTTTAATTGGTGGTCAAATTCGTAATGCACGAGAAAAGGTCTTGTTTGATTTTAACAAGGGTGTAATCAATAAAGCACTTGATAAAGTTGGAGACAAACTTCCTGAGAATGTTATTGGTCGTGATGCTGTTGCCTATGCTGCTGAACAAGTATCTAACAAATACGATGAAGTTTTA